AATCTACTGGAATAGAACCTGTAAGTCCTGAACATCCTTGGAAAGTAGCGTAAAAATTTATCAATCCCGGAATAAAAGAAACAATTCCAGTGGCTTTAAGACGAGATTGATTTCCTACATTACTTCCTAAACGAATATTTCCTCCACTTGAAAATCGACCCTTAATCTTAACTGTATAAGTTCCTGCAGTAGCATAGACGTGAGTTTTTAATCCTAAAGTTGTAAAAATATCTTGAGTAAAATCACCCCAATCAATAATGATATTGGGATTCGTTCCTGCATTAATATCTATGGTATAATCTTGATTAATATTTGTTGTAACAACCGTTAAATTCCAAGTTTCAGGACCTCTATAAGAAGTTTCTGCAAGTTTTAAAAGATTACTAATCATACAGGAGCCTTAATATCTGATCCCAATACCAATCCACGCCAAATCGTTCCTCCATCATGAGTCACAAATCCTAACAAATCAACTCCACTGACTGTTAAAGAAGGTGGAATTCCTCCTGCCCAGGTCATTCCACTCCACCAAGTCACCACAAATGCACCACCATTAGTGAGTTCAAGAATAAAACTGGTCACTGATCCAGAAGAAGCAGGATTTGAAACAGTAAAAGTAGTATTTGCTGTAATTGTTTTAGTAAATAATCCCCCTAAATTACAATTAATATCAGATGCTGCAATGGCAGACATCTTTTCAATCACTGCGGCTGTAAATGTTCCCGTATTAGGTTGAATAGCGGAATTTAATTTAGAAATTTCCGCTGTGGTAATAGTTCTTGAAAATTCTGTCATGATTGATTCCTTATTCTACATTTCTTTTGATTCTTATGCATCAGATACAGAAAGAGTGCCTCCATTATTGACTGTCAGTCGATACCTTGTTCCATCCGGAGACTTTAAAATAAGTCCCGCAGTAGCGACCGTACATTCAAATGCATTAGGAGTAAAAATAGTGCCTCCATTGGCATTTAAAGTAATATTTCCTGCACTAGAGACAGTCGCAGAAAAGTATTGAGTACTATTATATCCTATACGAAACTGTTCTGTAGTTTTAATCACATGCAATGAAGTTGAAGGATCAGTCAATCCAATTCCCAAGTTTCCATTATTTAATAGAGTCAAAGCCGTAATGGCTCCTGCATTACCCGTTTTTACTTGAAAAGCAGGATTCGTCAGCGTTCCGATTTCCACTGGTACCTTGTAAAGTTAATTGATCAGTGACTCCTGTTCCTCCAATAAGGGTTTGTCCTCCACTCTTTCCTGACAATAAAGCAAATATATTAGATAATGTAGTTTTTAAATTTAGCCACGATAGTTTTTTCAATCCAAAACTAGCTTCTGAATCTATCAATCCCAATTCATCAGTATCAATAGGAGTGGGTTTATTGGTTGCAGCATGAATAGCGGGTGTAGTAAGATCAGTGCCAGCAGGACCTTGAGGTCCTGTGTTACCTGTATCACCTTTAGGTCCAGCAGGTCCTTGAGGACCCATTTCTGAAAGATCAATTTCTGATTTAAAGATAGGCATGAGATTTACGCCTGTGCAATTTCAACCATGCCTGTAGACACGGTGGAAATAAATTTAAGTGCATAAATGGGGGCTTGAACAACATCATTCGCAGGAGCAGACAAGACTCCTAAAGGACCATCAACCCAACTCGATTCAGAAGTAATTTGATATTGAAGTTTAATGGTTCCACCTGCACCTGGAGTTAAACGAACAGTCAGTCCACCTGGGGTATTAAATGAATTAATCCTGTAAATAAGGGGTGTTGCTACAGGAACATCTTTTTTAAATTGTCGAATCATTTTTCTTTCCTTTTAAGTTCATTGAGTAAACAAAGAACAATCCCTGTCCTTTGCAACCTATGTTTAAATTAATCCTTTATTTTTTGTACGCTTTCTGATATAAACTCTTCAAATGTTTTCATTATGGTATCCTCGTAACAACAGTTCTTACAGTATTGTCATCTAGAGTCTGAACGATCTCTGGAAGGACGGTTCTATTGCTTCGATCCACATAAAGAGGCCTGGATGGATCGAGTCCCATCAGTCTATGAAGTTCTAAGAGCATCGTTACATCAGAAAGAGTTTTAATGTTCTTAGAAACCATGGCTCTCCATTCAGAAATAACGGTATTATCTCTTTCCAGTCGAGCCATTAGTTTTTGATGCTCTATCACAAAGTTTGCAAATGTAGAAAACAACACAAAAATGATGCAGGTCAAAATGACCATAATCATTATCTTATTTATTTTTTCATACATAAAATAGTATCCTATTTAAGCATACAGCTTTAAGATTGTGCGCCACATCGGATCATCGCCCATTTCGGCTTTAACATTGAGACCACGGACGAGTTTTCTTAAGGAAATATCGGATTTCTTAGGACTCTTTCTAATTTCGGCTATGACGGCATCTATCTCCGACTGCTTTAGAGTCGCGCCACCTTCCAATCGAATATTTGGCGCGATTTTAGCCATATAATCTACCATTTCCGAATCTGTCGGGTCGATCTCGATAACGAAACCTCGAGTTCTGATAGCGCCGTCGGGATCCAGCTTATCCAGCTTGAGGTTGGATATAAAAATCACTCGTCCTGTGAATTCGAACGAGTTAGGATATAGGTAACCACCATCTTTCGTGGTAGGTCTATCACCATCTGCTGCATCCATTGCCGACTCATATTGGTCTCTAGGGATGATAACGCTACTCTTCTTATTCCAGGCAACTTTTCTGATCTTCTTGGTATCGGTAGCCGCCTTGATAAGATTTCTACCTTCTTGATCCGCTAGTGCACTATCGCAGTCATCGAATAGTACGATGCCGCTCTTATTATCATAGAGAGAAGAGTATATACCGATCGGACTGGCGCTACCTGTATTCTTAAAATAACCGTTGCCGTCTTGTAGTCCCGCTTTCGCTAATTCGGCTTCGACGGTCTGGGTTTTACCGCGTGCCGCCTCTTCCTGCGATGAATAAAGCGTTAGTGGCGCCTTTGATAACCATTCTCATCAGAACTGATAGATGCTTGAGTTGCTCTTCGTATGCAACTTTTTCAATTCCTTTAGCTTCTATTTCAGACTCTTGTTCCGATGGTGCATAGGTCTCTTTTCTACCGCCTTTGGATACTTCGATCTTGACACCACCTATCGATCCGATGATGCCGTCTTTCTGCGATTTGATTTTAGCCACATCGTCGGCAGTTCCGGAGAAGACTTGTTTGCGTCCGGATTTACTAAAGAGCTGCGGATATAGATTTTGAATGGCTTTCAAAACCGGATAAGGTTTATAAGACCCGAATTCGGCGGTTAAAGAAGTCGAAGAAATTTCGGCACCGGGTTTTAGATTTTTGATAACAAAATCGAAAGCATCGATCTGCTGTGCTTCAATCAGGTATTCTTCTTTGACCGTTTTCGTGGATTTGCTATCGTCGGGAATCAGATAGAAAGTACCGGAACCGAATGGGCTCTGAATGAAATTGATGATGAGCGGTAAAGTCTTAACCAAACTCTGCTGAGCATCGAACTCCATGTGCCAATTAGGATCACGAGAAGTTCCATCCCACAAATCGACGCTGTCTAGAGTAAAAGCGTTGACATTGGCGCCTTTCCAGTTAAAACGAATGCTCTTATCCTGGTAGAAATAACGAACGCCATATCCTCTTCCGGTCGAATTGGTGAACTCCTCGACACCGGGATAATTATAGACTTTGGTTCCTAACTTCTTGGCTAAGAAAGATTTGACGATTTTGTTGACGGAATCGACTGCCGTTGCTGATATGGCTTCTTTGATGAGCCATTTAGAAAATTTCTGCATTGAATGATCTCCATATTCTGGTTACTTTAAGTTCACTACTAAGACCATGCTTCATCAAGAAAATGTTTCCACTGCATATCATTTATCTTCAGAAGTGCTTGGATTGATTGCTACTTTAGGTTTCAAGGTTCCTTTAGAATTCTCTACCGGAGCCTGAACGAACTCCTCAATGATAAAATCTTTTTCATTTTGAAATACCTTTTGTTTTCGTGTTATTTATACGATAAAAAAACCCCCTTTCGGGGGTTTGGTTTTATCAAAGTGATTTGATGGTCTCGATTAGGTGCTCTTCAACTTCATCATAGTATAGTGGCTTACTGACTCTGGGTGGCATCACATTTAGCAGATCTACGACTCTGATAGAATAGAGACTATCGTCACTTTTAATAGAAATTGAATAATGTTGCATTTTGATAGACCCATTCTGGTTTACCACTTGGGTTGTCTTACATACTCTTTCAATTAACTGATGTAACCATTTCATCTCGTAATCTCCTCGTCTTAACCGTTCTCTTATTTACAGTTAGAAGGGAATATCGCCACCGTCTTTTATATGGCCCTCTTTTCTTTCCGTTGTCTCGAAATGCTCATTTTTCTTCGAGTTTCTTCTGAGAGATTTTTGCCGTTTATGCGACTCACTGTTTTTCTTTTTATGTTCTTCTGAATGAGTTTTACCGTTTTAATGCGTTTGCTCTATTTTTCTTGTGTTCTTCAGACTGCTTTTTACCTTTTTTACTTTTACTAATACTTTTATTATGTTCTTCTGAATTAGATACACCAATTTTAGTATTGCTTATTTTCTTTTTGGTAATTTCAGTTTGCTTTTTACCATACATAGGATTTTTAATTCCTTTAACAGATTCACTCTTTTTCTTTTTAGTATCTTCAGACATTATTCTTCCAAAAGATTTTTGACGTATTTTTTCTTTAGTTTCAGAAGAATGCGTTCGTCCTTGATTTATAATTGACAATTTAAGTTTATTAAGGGGATTTTTCATAGGATTTAAATCCCCTAATAAAACAGGAGGACCAGGTCTATCAGTTTTATTAAGCCATCTTTCACTTTTACGAACTTTCATTCTTCTTAGAACTTTAAATTCCCAATCTCTTGCTTTTTCTTTAGTCTTAAAAGACCTTCTTATTTCTAAGACATCAGGTTCACCATAGAGCCATCGTTGAATGGCTACATGAACAGATGAAGTGAAATAAGAAGTCCAAAGATCATTAGGATGGCAGTTTCGAGCATATCGAACACCATAATACCAAATATCAAGCCAAGACCAACCGAATGAGATAGGTGAAATGGGTATAAGTGTTTTTAGACATAATAATTTACAAGATAAACTATTTTACTAAAACGGTATTTCTCCGTTTGAAGAAATAACATAAAACAACTCATTGAGTCGTGCTGCGTCCATGGCAGCATCATGCAGTGGATTGTGAGCTATGAATCCATCGCCACCAAATCGTAATTTATACTGCCCATTATCGGTACCTGCCATGATATCTATGGCAGTGCGAACATCTCTAACTCTCCAGTCGTTATAAGGAATACCGATTCCGGCTGCCTTATAGAGTGATTTTAGGATTGGGAAATCAAAGTTGTTACCTCTGGACCAGACATAGCTTTCGTTGAAATAATAGTTCTTGATGCCGGATATAAACTTATTTAAAAGAGTTAGACCTTCTTTAAGGTTCACATCTTCGGACGACGGGCGAACCATAGCATCGAAGACTTCTTTTGGTTGAGTTTTCCACCATTTCACCACGTTATCTTCGACGGATCTATGATAAGTTTTAATCTGCTCTTGAACATCTAACTTCACATAAAACCCAGCCGGCACCAATTCTTCGAAATAGGTATGTACTTCTAGCATGAATGGCACGCAAGCGATAGATAAAACCACCGAGTCCGGATCAGTTGCTAGAGTTTCTATATCTAATAACAAGTGACAAAGTGTCATTTTAAATTCTCCTTCACTTGAGAGGTTTCCGTTTCGGCAGAATTTAGCGTTTTTAAATCGTCATAGAAGTTATAGAGTTCCTCTATAACTTCTGGTTTGTCATTAAACCAGCCATTTTCACCAGTTGCATTGGCGATACATGCTTCTAAGGTTTGCCTTACAATCTGTTCGATATAGATAGTTACCAGCTCCGTTGCTCTTTCGATAGTACCACCAAATCGTTGGTCACCGAAAGCATCGCTGGTGAATTTGACAATCCAGATATCGGGGTTGCTGTCCTCTCTGGTTTTCAGAACTTGCTCGAATGTGATAGTCGCATCAATCTCTTTGCAATCGCATTTCTTATTAAAAATTTTTAAAGATTTTCTAAGTAAATCAAAATACTGATAAAATTTTGGTGTCATAATGTTGTCTCCTATAAATAACGGATATAGAGATGGTTCCAAGCACCTCTATACCCTAATCACTATAACCTATTCAGGAGGCTATAATGTCTAAAACTATTTATGTTCGACATCTTGCCGAACAGCCCAATTCAAATTCCCACTATCTAAATCGTCTCATCAAAGTCTTAAACCACTTTATCTCGATAGAGCCTACAGACAAACCAAAACGGATTCGAGTGTCACCATATCGTTCCAAAGTCATGGAAACCAGAATGGTCTAAAGAACCGGGTAATCTCATTAAAGTTCCCGCTAAAGCACATTATGTCATTCATCATTTGATGTGGAGAGCGTTTCCCGATTCGATTTCTATGCAACGCGCTTTCTGGATTACCTGCCACGGGCAACAAAAGCAAAAAATCACTGCTAAAGTTTATCATTCTATAAAAACTGTGATCTTAAAACCTAAACGATTGAAACAGTCTAAACAAAGATTGCCAATGACAGAAGAACATAAACAAAAAATAAGTGCTGCGAGGAAAGGGAAAGGTAGACCTCATTCGAAAGAAACCAAAATTAAGATAGGAAACTTTAGACGAGGAAAATCCGTACCATTAGACATCAGAAGAAAAATTAGTGAGTCTGAAAGAGGTAAATTCGTTTCACAAGAAACTCGAAATAAAATCAGCGAAAGCAAGTTGAGAAAAAAGTTTTAACTTGCTTTCGCTATTCTTTTAGTCGTCTAGCATGGTGCGGTAAAGCTCAAAGTCATCATCGTCGTCCTTCGATGCAGTCGTTTTTACGGTATCGGCAGAAGGCTTAGACTGTCTCACCGGAGGGGCTTTAGCGGCAGGTACTTCATCGTCATCACCACCGTTTTCTTTGGTGTCGGGGATCGGAGTAGCATTGATAACCGAGTAGAACTTGGTCTTGAGTTCTTCGTATGGCTTGAAGTTCTTGGGTGCTAAGAACTCTTGGAGAGGATATTGCGATTTCCAGACGGCTTCCATCGCATCATCATCTTCGAACAGCGGACCGCATTCTCCGAATTCGCTCTTGTCGTAGTTTCTATACCCTTCGACATTACGAATCTTGAGTTTGAATGGTGCGCCATCCCAGAAGCTGAAGGGGTCGAAACTCTTCTCATCTTCGAACTCGGGATTGATCGCATTCATCAGCTTGGCAAAGATCTTGGTTCCATAGGTGAAGAGGAAGACCTTACCTTCATTCTCGGGGTGCTTGGCGTCGGATAGAACGAGAATATTGGAGATATACTTCATCGTGCGCTTGCGCTTGCGAACGATCTCCTTATTCTCTTCCACTCCGGTATTCCAAAGAGCGGTATTGGCTTCGCAACCTTTTTGTTCGGTTAAGTTCGCTACACTTAACCCGGGAATTTACCCAGCTCATAGTTTCCTATGAGAGCGGACTATATCTTCATCCATTTAGGATGTTTCGCACTTCCAGCCCCAAACGCGATTGGGCTGTACTCCCCGAAGGGATAGTCTCTGAACCTTACTCTCGAAAGAGTCTTGGCTGCTGATTGTCATGTCTAAAATTAACTTAAGATTTTGCTTGTCATCATCTGTCATTTTATCTTTAATAACAATGATAACATGGTTGAAATTGCTTTGCAGAACGGCATTCTGCTTTTCTATAGCATTTTTAAGAAACTCTTCTTTTCCAAAGAAGGTCCATTCCGATTTCACTTCTACATATAATGAATGTGACTTGATAAAAATATCCGGTCTATGCCATCCCGATTGGTTACCATCGAACAAAACTCTCGGGCATTCTCTTCCGGTAAGCACATCTTGTTCCGAAATATTACACTCATCAATCAAACATCGTATCACCTGATCCTCATAGCCTTGACAAAAGAAACTTTTTCCATTCACTTCTATTCTTTTGTTTGAGTTAATAAAGCCACCCAAATCTAAAGTTCCGTTTTTTCTTTTAGTTTCGATTGATTTTTTAACAAGTTGCTCTATATCTTCCGTCGTTCTTCTTCTCCATTGCGATTTGGTCCTTTTTGATAGGTAGTCGGCGCCATATCGCGTTTTTGTTGTTTCAACTTGTTGATATCTTCTTTTGATTAAGATTTCTTGATCAGTCTCACTTATTGCTTTCCTATATCTTTCTGCAAACTCTTTAACCTTGTCAGGATCATCTGTGAAACGATTTTTGATAATCGTTTTCTTTTGTTCGTTGCCATTAGCACATTGAGTCGAACAATAGACCGAATACCCTTCACCTAAAGACTTGAAAGAAGTTTCTTTCCTACAATTTTTACATTTGCCATCTTTTTCATCTTTCAAATAAAGATCAAAATATTCTTTAGATGATAAAGGTCTTATCGAGTTTCTCAATCCATAAAGCGTTTGATAAGTCTTACCGATTTATTTGATTATAAAATTTCCCTGTTTTTATAATCTTGCCGTTTCTGATTTCAACTTTTTCTACTACAAAATCTTCAGTTTTCATTTTCATACCTTTTTATTAACTACACACTAATGTATTTATGAAAATGAATTTTTAGATTTAGATTTTCCAGCAATTCACGAAATGTTCGATAGCGATTACTCACTAAAGCCGCTTTTCTTTGAAGTCAAACGGGACAAGGATTACCGGTGCCCATAGAAGTCGGGCAATTCTCGATATACCACTTACCGTTGATTTTGAATCCGTGATTGTAGAGTTTGATGTAGGGCGACTCTTCGCCCTCGGCGACAGGAAGGAAACGAATGATAGCGAAACCGCTTCCCGACTTATCTACATCGGGTTGCCAGAAACGATTGTCGTCATAAGAGGCTTTCTTACCTTCGTTCGCCATCTTTTCTGCCAGTTGTTTGAATTGGGTCTTCGAGGCTTTCTTTAGAGCTGCAAATGACATAGATTATTCTCCTTTAAAATGATGTGCGATGCGCTTGGCGCTAAATTTTGCACTATGAGTTGGTTTCAAGTTTTGGCTTATAAATACCGGGTATAGGATGTAGCCAGCATCTCTATACCCTAATCACAATCACCTGTTACGGAGGCGATCATGCCTAAATCTATTTATATTAACTTTCTTATCGAACAACCTAATGCTAGTATACACTATCTTAATCGTCTTGTCAAGTTCCTAAATCACTTCATCTTGATAGAGCCTACAGATAAACCGAAGGGCACGGAAAAAAGCGCGGCCCATATAAAAATTATTGAATGTTTAGAGATTGATACGCATTTTGAATTTTCTCCATATTTCGTTCATTAAGGCGAAGAAGAAAATTATACTTGTGAACCAGCAGCCTCCTCCATTTTTGCAGTGGGTTAATGGGAAACCAGGATCTTGTGAATCCCGTAAAATATTCTAATATTGCTAAAGTTTCAAGACAAATTGTAGAAGGATATAGATCCATAATAGAAGAATGGGTTCCAGTTGTTAAACTAATACTGTGATCTTGATTATTAAAAACGATTTTTTCGCAATCATCCACGAATGTTCTTTCCAGGGCTCCGAATCTCATCATTCGATTTTGATGTCGCATGATATATTCGTCTTTTAAGGCATCGCCGATCCAAAAATTATTGTCGTACAAGAAGCACGATATCAGATGTTCGAGGATAGGTTTCCTGGATTTGTAAAGACTGTGAAGAGCATTAAAGAATGAAACATCTCTTCGTTTTAAGAACGATTCGAGTTTCATTCTTTTATAGTTGGCTGATTCACTCCAGATGAATTGTTCATCGGAGAAGTGTCTTTTTAGAAATATGTAGTCGATATAGGTTTGAAATGCAACACTCATATTCACCCCAGAGGTAGTGGTAAACTCTCAACAGCAGATACCGATTTTCTTACCAATCTCTCATCTATCGCACTCTGCTTTAATCGTTCCTTGGTAATATCATCCATCTGCCTCACAACATCTTCCGGATCGAATTGATGGGATTCGCAGAACTCCAAAACCGCCTCGACGAAACTACAATTTAGTCTTTCGGCAATTTGAGAAATTTCGGTGTGCAATTTTTCACTTTGCTTCATCTCATTCTCCGATAATTTCTCCTTCCTTGAACTCGACGATAGTGCCGGAGTCGATCTGTTTCTGAAAACCCGCTTTGTCCCATCGACGAGTGGCTAAAGTCTCGAGATGACGATTGAGAATATCTACAGTCATCGTATCGTCACCATCCTCGTAACGAAAGATGTTATAGACATATTCACCATCTGAAGATTTGAGAATAAGACCTTGCTTGAGAGTAATTGACATGATATAAACCTCACTATGGAATGTTGATGTTTGAAAATCTTTGATAATGTCTGCCCCTATAAAATCCATCAGGGATAACTTGATTAGATAGAATCATTCTATCTGTTGTTCCATTAGTAATCCATATTCTACCTCTATTTGGTGGGTTTGTGATAAAATTATGTTTACCATTTACAACTCTTATCTGTGAGGGGTGATCTCCAACTTCTGCTCTTTTTCTTTGAAGATTACCTCCAAGGAATGGATGTGTTCTTTTATCAACATGTTCTAACTGCGCTTTTCTGATGTTTTCAACTTTTAATAACCACTGGCAGTTTTCCGGAGTATAATCACCATCGTTATCTATTCGATCTATAGTGGCTCCGGGAAACCAAGACGGTCCCATGTCCTCGAGAAAGTTTAGAAAACCTTGAGGCGTAGGTTTAGTTTTTGTCGCTACTCGGGTTGGATCAAGCCAGAGCTCGTGAATTTTAATACCTCTGCCACCATAACTTCTAAATTGTTTGTTATTTGGGTTCAAACAACGTCCTTTCATGTTATACCAACATTGCCAGATTTTGCTTCTATTAAGGCACATTTATATTGCTCCCAGGATTTTTATCTTTGATTCCTTTCAAGATACTTCTCCATTCATCCGTGTGATGATACCTCCCAACGGAATACGGGTCGGCTAAAGGTACGGCTGACGTGATGGTTTGTTGAACTCGAGTCTGGTGACAATAAGGGCACGGCTCGACAACCGGTATACCGTTTTCACCGATTTTTAAGAACAATTCGAAAGTTCTTTGACAAGAACCACATCTATAACTGAATGTCGGCATATAACTTACCTCATATTTCTTCTGTTTCTTCGATAATAAAGAATGATGTTTTAGATGTGAAGAGTTGTATTCTATTATGGTATCTGAAGATACAGAATAAGAAGATGACGGGAATGGTGGCGATAGATTGGATGAATAATACTGAAACTTGTAACAGAAATTCGATGATAAAAATTATAAAACTCACCAACGCCACCAAACACCTCTTCATTTATAACACCCCCGATTCTAAAATCTTTTTGAGCTTGTGTTTCGTAAGATAGCCGAATACATTGGCTGGGGGTCTTTGATAGTTCGAAAATTCTTCGATGATCTTTTGGATGAAGCATTCGGGTATCTGGCGCAGATCGATTAGATTGAGATTTCGATTGAAACGCTCCAGCATTTCACCCGGTGTGCAGAAACTTTCGGGATAACTCATTCCACCTCTCTGCTCCCATTGCATGATGCTAGTAGCTCGAATCGGCTTCGATCTCTTGCTATCATCCATGAATACATCATCGTCGCTTAAGATATTAGGAATACCATCTCCAGCATCACCTCTAATTACATGCTCGAATAGACTATAGGAATTGGTTTTAGGTGAGATAAATTTCTTATGGAACGGAGACCATTGCTCGACTTTCGGGCAGATATTCTCTTGTATCTGAATTAGATCTTTATCGCTGGATATGATGATGATTCTATCCTGATGAGGGCACTGCTGCTTGCTGAGAACTGCGATAACATCATCTGCCTCGCAGCCATAGACTTCTACCACATTAAAAGGTAGTTCGGTTTTGATCTCGGTTTTGATCTGGTTAAAGTCCTCGAAGAACTTATCCCAGTTAAAATCCGATTTGTCGTGGTCCTTCTTCCTATTCTGCTTGTAGAGAGGAAACAGTTCCTTTCTCCAGTAATTACGACCGTCCGCGCATAAAATCAAATTTTCTGTTGATAATTTAAATTTCTTTTTGTATCGCAAGATGTTGTTAAGCGTTATATGACGCAAGAGCGGTAATTCGATTGATTCCTTGGTTTGTGAGTAATATTCTATGGCGCTTGAAATTACAACCTGCGAAAAATCTAATAATGCTATCATAATGTTCTTCCTCGTTTCCACCCTTCAGGTATTTGTGAATTTTTTAAGATTCTACGATTTCTGCTACCATCAGTTATATACATTGTTCCAAGTGAAGGGTGATTTGTAATAAAATTATGAGTTCCATTAACCACTCGTTTCAGTGCTCTTTCTCTTTGTGAGTCGCCGTCTAAGAAATTATGGGTACCATTAGATACTCGTTCTCTTGAAAGTTTACCATCCAAAAAGTTGTGAGTTCCATTCTGGATTCTCTCTCGCATTTCTTTTCTGGTATTCTCGCTTTTACTCAACCACTGGCAGTTTTCCGGAGTGTAATCGCCATCGTTATCGATACGATCTATAGTGGCTCCAGGAAACCAGGACGATCCCATGTCTTCCAAGAAGTTTAGGAAACCTTGAGTGGGTAGCAATCCTTTACCCTTTCTTGTTACTTTTGTTGGATCAAGCCAACGATCACAGACTTTAATTCCTCGTCCGCCATAATTTTTCCAGTTTGGATTATTAGAGTTATGGCATCTATTTCGCATAGAATTCCATGTATCATAATGTTTTCTACGCATATTACCTTCTCGCAATCTTGGTGAAATGATCTAACTCTTCAAACTCTTCATCCTCTTCTATCTGAGGAATCGTATTAGGATCTATTTTCTTAAACAAGTTTCTCAACTTCTGTGTCTTTCTTCCCTTCTCCACTGGTTTCGAGCGGCGCGGAAAATCATCATCATATTCTTTCATTGAATTTTATTTAACCTCTTGTTGAATAAATAGCGGATAAGGATATGGCTGAAACATATCCTATCCTAATCACAATCACCTTAAGCGGAGGCGATCATGCCTAAAAGTATTTATGTTCAGTATCTTGCCGAACAGCCTAATTCAAATTCTCACTTCTTAAATCGTCTTATCAAAACCCTTAATCACTTCATCTCTATAGAACCTCCTAAAAAGCCGAAAGGCTACGAATCACACCATATCGTTCCAAGATCATGGAAACCTGAGTGGGAGTTTGAAAAGAATAACCTTCTTAAAGTTCCTGCTAAAGCCCACTATGTTATTCACCATCTCATGTGGAAAGCGTTTCCTAAAAATCATCAGATGAAATGGTCTTTTTGGAAAACATGCTATGGTCAACAAAAACAAAAGATAACCGCTAAAGTTTATGAATCTCTTAAATCTAATCTTTCTCATTCCGAAGAAACCAAACAAAAAATGCGTGAAAAACATAAACGGCAGAAAGTATTTGCCACATTCCGAAGAAACCAAACAAAAAATCAGAGCGGCAATGAAACGGAAAAATATCACCAATTAGGCGGAAGACCATCTCCATTTAGACGGCGTTTCTCAATCTGACGAAACCAAACAAAAAAGAAGCATTTCGTTAACTCGGAAAAAAGAGAAGCCCACATACAAAAATCACCAAAGAAAAAATTAGTAAATCTTTAATACGGAAAAAAGCGCGGGCCATATAAAAAGAAGATTATTTCCAATGATACTTCTGATATGCTAACTCTATCTGGGCACGAAGCCCGCTAAAAGAACGACTACAAAGATACTCATAAACTCCGTCAAATGTCATCTCATCATGGCATATCACCTCATTCACGTCCTTTCCAGGAAAGTTTTTATCATAGATAACCGTATTAAAACCTTCTTGTATTCTTTTTTGAACTTGTTTATAAACCTCAGAATTTACAATACTATCTTTATCATAAACAAAACAGATTTCATCTTTCCTCTTCTTAGATGTGATATACTTGATCGACTCGTTTCCACTTACTCCTGCCATGGCAATAGAATTGGGGACACACATGGCATCAATCGGACCTTCGAAGACGAAAACGGGCTGAGTCCAATCGACGAACTCTAATCCCCAAATTTTTGGATGGGTATTACCGACTTCTAAAACATAGTATCTGAAAGATGCCTTTGGGGAGATAGAACGGCAATTGATATAGCTGAATTCTCTTTCCGCTGTATAAAATGGAATAACGAGAACAGGATCCTTACTGAATGCCGTGTCCTTATATTTTTCTATTTGTCTCGTTAAAGCGTTTAGGTCTTCCAGGTAAAAGAGACTATTATAAAACTTCTGTGGTATTCGCCTTTTTACCGCATAATCATAAGCACGGTTATTTATTGAATCAGAAAGTGGCTGACCTAGTTTGATAGTTCGCTTGAACACCGGTTGAGAGAACCTTATCTCCTTTTCCTCTTTAGGTTTATCCCACCTTTCCCTCAACATCTCTAGTCGATATTCTTGGTAAAGATGGTGGTCTATCGTTCCGATGAAGTTCCCTAACGACATCGAAGCCCCGCAGTTATGACAATAGCTGTTTATCTTGCCATCCTTCTCTAGTAGATAGCCTCGGGCTCGCTTCTTCTCTTCGATATCGTCGCAAAGAGGGCATCTATAGTTGGCAATATAGGGGGTTTGACTTTTAACCTTGAACTTAGTAAGATTGCTTCCCAGAATATTCGCGTACTTGATGTCTACCCATAGCATGATGTTTGCCTCAGTTTTTTATAGTATAGCACACAAAACCATCCTTGTCAAGTCTTGGTTATAAATAAGAATATATCCATGTAAAAGAGGTAAGAAGTATGAAAAATCTGTCACCCCCAAAATGGGCACCTTATGCGGTCGCAACCGAACAAGGTTGGGTCCACCCTAAAACCAGAGAAGTCTTGATTTCTCTAAGAGGTCTCAAATCTAGAATCGAAGCAGCGCAACCTTCTGTCGTTCTCGAAATCGAGTCTCCAGAAGAATGCGCGATTGATAGCACCTTCGTCGAGATTACCACGGCAGAAAGCCCTGCAGTAATCGAAATCTCCACAGAACCAAGCTTCGAAGGATCTGTAGCCACAGTGGAGCCGGTTTCCGAAGAGATCAAGGAAACTGAAGTGGTTCCTGAAAAGAGAGTAAGAGGGCGTCCCAAAAAGAATCAAAACGGCGCATGATGACTAAGATACTCACCAATCGAGAATATGTTATCAAGATAGCTCTCGACGCCTATCCCAATAAAACCATGTTTAATGAAGATGAGTTCCGACGAGACTTTTTTCGCTTTTACATTATAAGAAAAATGGCTAGAAGATTTCTTTCGTCCGGAATTGTGAGTGATAAGCTTCTTCTTAATAATATCATAATTTGTCTGAATGTATTTGGAATTGAGGCATCTAATCTGATTTGGAAAGTGATATGCTGCGATGATGAATTCGGGGTGATTAAATCGTGTTTGTTATTCTTAAATTCGTTAAACCCATCGGACCCCACCCCCCATCATAAGCAAATGCTCGACATTTTGAAAGACATCAAACATCGATACACGATTTCTCCAAATAATTAGAAGAATAAAGGAGATTAAAATGAAGCAAATCATCATAAATTACATTCTGGCTCGTCTGAAAGAAGCCAGCACCTGGCGCGGTATTATTATGCTGATTGCTGGCACTTGGGCGACTCAGCATCCCGAACAAGCCGAGGCAGTAATTCCTATTGCGCTCGCAATCGTTGGATCCATTGGAGCGTTCATGTCAGATAAGAGTCAAAGAAATGTAGCACAAGACTCGAACGACTATCAGGATAGTATAAAGCCAAGCAATAAACCCACACCTCCCAAAGAAGAACCCGAAGAAGAGCCATCTAGCGGTTGGGGAGACAGATCATGAGTTGGCAGCTAGGAGATACATCGCGCAAGTATGAAGTCGGAAAAGGTGGACCGACGACCGTCTCTTCTGGGGCTGGTGACCGAGGTGGGGTTTCTTATGGAACCTACCAGCTATCATCTAAAACCGGAACCTGCGCCGCCTTCGTTAAACGAATGGGATATACGCAATACTTCGGTTTTGCCGAGCCCGGTTCAGCCAAGTTCTCTGCACTCTGGAAGAAGGCGCCGGAGTATTATCCGGATTTCGGGAGCGATCAGCACGAATTTATTCGCCTCACTCACTATCAGCCTCAGATTGATTTCTTAAAGCAAAAAGGGATCGATCTATCTAAGAGAGGCCCTGCCGTGCAAGACGCGGTCTGGTCAACTAGCGTGCAGTTCGGCGGAGGAACTTCTCTTATTGCTAAATCGTTATCGGGTAAGAACTCTAATAAGATGAGCGATGCAGATATCGTTTCCGCGATACAGGATTACAAGATTGCTAATAATTCTGCACTCTTTAAGTCATCCAGCCCAGCAGTTAGAGCATCGACTTTGAATAGAGCGAAGAATGAAAAGGCGGGCCTTATCAAACTTGCCCAATCTGAACCAGCAAAGGATGACTCGTTAATCGGAAGCATTGCAGCTATCTTCGATGCCATATCTGCCGGAGGCAATTCTTAACCGAATTCAAATCGAAGTCTCTATTCACCGTTAAAGAAGAGTTTTACTCAAATACTGATACTTGGGTGACGACCTTTAGAAAACATAACTACATAAGTCATTGATTTTTAACCGGAAAGTGTAGGCTATCAACATGTCGGTTAATCGCCTGATACTCGATTCAGGATTTCTAACTTCGATAGGTCCTGTCGACTGACCTTCCATGATAGAAGAGCCTCTTTCCGGATTGACTCTCGTCTCTCCGGATCTTTTCCCGCTGTTTTGTGCGCTAACTGCATTTTGAGTATCGGCGGACGCTCTCATTTCGTTAACCTTGTCATTCAAACCGGCACTTTCTAATGCGCCGCTCATCATTCCGGTGCCCATAGAAGATAACGATGGCAATCCGCTCGTCAGAGATGATAGGGCATCTCCGGCGGCGCTTCCCATCGACCCTAGAGCACCGCCGACGGAAGAAAGAGCACCGCCGACAGCATTACCGATACCACCGGAGGAATTGAGTGCGGAGCCTATGGCTTTAGGTATTCCTGTTCCTCTTAATGCGTTACCCGCGGCTTCGTTGAAGTTTCTAGCGAACCCTCCCGCACCGGATAACGATTGATTGAACACTCCTTGAACACCACTTATTGCCGAAGATAACTCGGGTGCTACGCGATCCACCAATCCTGAAATATCTCCGCTCATCATAGAACCTAGTCCGCCACTTTGTCTGATAGAGTCTACAGCCGACATTCCACTATTTAAAGCGGAGCCTATGGCTTTAGGTATTCCTGTTCCTCTTAATGCGTTACCCGTGGCTTCGTTGAAGTTTCTAGCGAACCCTCCCGCACTCGATAAGATATTAGCCCCACCTGATTTTAGAGCATCTAATGATGCCTGAACATTCGGCATATTCAGTAGATTGTAATTTTGGGCGGCTCTGGGTCCTAGTGCAGCGATATCCGGTGGCGCTTGAGTAGATATATCAGCCGGTGGTGGAGTCATACCACTGACCGTGTTCTGAGTGATAGGATTAGGAACGATTTGCGATTGTTCGTTCACCGTAGACTGACCGCCGAATTGCGTGTTAGTCCTAATCGTCTCTCTTCCGCTTCTACCCACCGGTGCTCTTCGATCCGGATTATAGGCTGTTCGAGGTACACCACCCGGAGTTCCTTTAGCCTCGCTTTGATGAAGAAGAGCAGATACTTGCTGCCCACCTATTGTCAATAACTCATTGGCGCTCTTATTACCCAACCCTAATTGTTGCGATGCGGAAGCGACCATTTCAGGAGTTAAACCTAAATCGGCTAGAGACGAATCGATATTTCTTATCGATGTCGATCGTCTGCGATCCATCTGTCCCGATGCGACAGGGACTCTTGTCGGTGCAGGTGCAGCAGTTGCTACAGCAGGCGCCGTAGGAGTAGTCGGTGCAGCAGTTACCGAAGGAGCAGTAGGTGTTTGCGTTGTTCCACCACCCGGAACGATACCCATCGATTTGAAGTACGCTAATTGCTCTGGAGTTGCCCCGGACATCGTATAAGATTCGCTTGTCTTACTGGATTCAACAGCAGGCGCCGTAGGAGTAGTCGGTGCAGCAGTTACCGAAGGAGCCGTAGGTGTTTGCGTTGTTGGTGCTGCGGTGTCAGCCTCTCCTGGTTTGTGTCCGACTTGTCCTGCTTTCTTATCGTAGGTCTTTTTCCAATGCTCTAAAAATTGAGCAGCATTCATACCTTTACCGCCATTAGCATCCATCGTCTTGCGGAGTCGATCGCTTACGGGCCCGCCTGTTTGGGCTGCCTTGATTATATCGGCTGCCCCTTTAGCACCTTGCTGGTGAGCCAGATATGCTAGTTCCGGATTCTTATTGATATCGACATCGATACCATAACCCTTCAATGACTTGATGTTCTTTTGTGCTAGTTTTGCAGCACCCAGAGCGGCTTGCCCGGCATCGTTTCTATCCTTTACTCCTACACTGGCTGCCGTTGCTTCATCAAACTGATAGAGACCGGTATATTTCGAATTTGTTCTATGCGCGGTCGGATCTCCCGATGATTCAATTTGAGCCATAGTACGCATGTATGAGAGCGGAACTCCTGTCGCATCGGCAGCCGATTTGATTGCCGATTCGACATTACCGGCGAATGTTTTACCTCCCTGTTGGACATTAGAAATTGCACCAGAAACCGCTGCTGCTCCAGGTACTCCCTGAGATGCAAGCATTGCAGGAACACCTACTGCTACTCCTTGAGCCACTTGTCCTAGAGACGGTGTCGGTGCTGCACCGGCTTGTCCTTGAGCCGCCAAAGCCTTTCCTGCAGAACTGATGGTATTGAGTTGAACCCCGGCTTGTTGTAATACCTCATCGCCGGTGAGTTTTCCGTTTCCTTTCCCCGCAAATTGATTTTGAATGGCAAGAAGTTTTTGGTTCTTGCCCATTTCGGCTCCCAATTCTTGAGGGGTGACGTGCCATTTCTCAACNCCCAATTCTTGAGGGGTGACGTGCCATTTCTCAACACCACCCGTCTTCTTATTAGGTGCCACTCTGGCTAATCCGACGCTTTCTAAGATACTCTTACCCGTCGTCGGATCTTTGGTGTTGGCGGCCCACTCCATGGCTTTTTGGTCTAAATCGGCAGCTAAGCCTAATCCGTGAGCGCTATATCCCGCTTTGGCTGCATTAGCCCCATACTGCTCTTTTAATTTCTGTTGAGTTTCTACCGAACGGTATAGGCTATCCTTGCCACCACCGCCCGATTCTCCGAGACCCAATTCATTGCCGGTTGCTTCTTTATACCTCTTCGCTAAATCGGAAACTCTCCCTGCAAACTCGGTATTAAGATTACTGAAGCTCTCTTTTTCCTCTTTATTGAATTTTCTAAATCCACTCAGATCGACAGCGGCACCGGTCGTTTTCATCGCAACGGCTCTATCTCCCAATGGCGTAGTCGGTGCCGCAGAAGGTGCTATCGGTGTTGCTCCAGGTGCCGCAGAAGGTGCTATCGGTGTCGTCGCTTTTACGATTTCGTCTTGAACTGCCGCCTGAGTTCGTGCTTGTTCTATCGCCGAAGGCTGACCGCCGAATTGCGTGTTAGTTCTCTTTGTTTCTGAACCGGATCTTCCAACCGGGCTTCTTCGATCCGGATTATAGGCTGTTCGAGGTACACCACCCGGAGTTCCTTTAGCCTCGCTTTGATGCATCAGAGATGATATACTACCACCGAGTTTTGCCAAGACTTTATCCGGAGCATTTTTAGCTTCTTCCGGACTGATATCGAACCCCATCTCTTTAGCCAACGCCGACATTCTTTCAGGAGTTAAACCTAACCCTTCAAGATCCCCCGATAAGGTTCTTGTCGATGTCGATCGAGTGTAATCCATTTTTCCGGGTTCTACCGGTACTCTGGTAGCACCTTCGGTTGCTGGTGCCGCTCCAGGCGTTGGTGCTGCTGGTGCTCCAGGTGCTGCCGCTCCAGGTGCTGCTGGTGCTGCTGTAGAACCACCGAGGCGATTGGCTTGCTCTTTTCTGTCGACAGAGTTGACTAATGGCACCCCCTTCTCATCGGTCATAACCACGGGAACCGGCTTATCTTTCGGCTGGTTAATCATCACCGATGTTTCTGCCTTCGTGGTCTCTTCGATAAGATTAGGAGCAGCTTCTCTTGTAACCGGAGTGGCAGATTCGCTTGTCGATGTTATTGAACCTCCTCCGGCAGCGGCAACAAGTTTAGCTTTTTCCTCCATCACGTATTCATCATATAAATCTTTAGCTTCTCTACGCTGTTCGATCGGGTCTCCTGCCCAGGATCCACTCTTTTTAACTTCCTCTTCGAAGTCTTTTAACTTCTTGGGTAAAGTGTTGGGATTGAATCCAGATAAAGTTCCTGAAGATGCGGAAACTTTCGTAATATTCGGAGAAGAAACAGGTGATCCCGCAGCAGGACTAGGCGTTCCGGTAGGAGTCACCGCAGCAGGACTAGGCGTTCCGGTAGGAGTACCCGGTGAATACGTCTCATCAAGAGATATAAAGCCGCCCATTTGCTGTCTTAAAAACTGATCTTTACGCAATTGTTCATCGGAAACGGGAGTTACAGTTTTCCCTAAAGATTGGGCTAATTTGTCGCTACTATTTTGCATAGCTCTTAAAGCCGCCGAATCATTGTAATCTATCGAATCTCGATTCACTGCACCATTTTTCATATACTTGGCTAATGGATTTGTATCTGGTGCGGTTGCCGGAGTAGACACATTAGCGGTATTGGCGACATTGACTCCCGCGGTATCGGTTACCGCACCAGCCATATTACCGGCTGATGCGGTAAGTTGTCCGCTCTTAAGGATATCCCATTCTTCCTTTCTCTTCTTTTCCTCTTCCGCGGCTATCTTATCTTCGGATTTCTTTTTCTCCTCATCAGCCTTCTTTTGCTCGTCTGCTCTCTTCTGTTTTTCCTCGAGCCTCTTTTTCTCGGTTTCGCGCATCTTCTTGCGCTCTTCCCATTCCTTGGCTTGCTTATCTTCGAGTTCCTTCGCCTTCTTGGCTCTATCCGCATTCGTTTCACCACCGAAGAGACCTGCGATACCATCTATGATTTGGTCGGAAACATCATCGGGAATGGCATCGTTGATCGCTTTACCAATCTGAGTACCCACCCCATAGACAGCGCCCGTGGCGCCCGATATCGCCTCTCCGGCTCCTTCTAATCGACTCATAGAGAAGAAGGGTTGGTCGGTACTGAAAACCTTACCCAACCCGCTTCCCGCTTTAATAGCCTGATTCAACGGATCGACCGCTCCCGTTTCTTTCAATTCATCCATATTCTCCGCCATAGTCATGGCGATGGTCAGAGGCGCAGCCGCTTTAGAAAGAACCTTACTACCTGTCCCGAAGAATTTGCCCAACTTACTGAACCACCCACCAGCTTTACCTGCAGCACCGGCTTCTGCAGCACCGGCAGCACCGACGGGAGAGCCGGGTGCTCTAATTCCATGGGCTTCATCCGCTATAGATGCGCCACTCTTTCCAAAGATTTTTTCAAAAAATCCCGGTTTTTTAGCGGCACCCGCGGCAGGAGGGGGTGTACCACCTTTAGGACCGAATATCTTGTCTTTAAGAACCGAAAAGCCTTTGGCTCCCGCGGCGCCACCGATAACTGCCCCTGCAATATCGCCGAATCCTACCGAATCCTATTCCGGTGTTACCCATATTGGCTTGCAGATTACCACCCATAGTTTTCAAAACATCTAATATGCTTACTAATGTTTTATGGATTCCGAATTAGAGTCTCATTTACATTTTGAACCAGAGGAATTAAAGGATTGACCATAGAACCCTGGGATATAGCGATGGCTTTTGCGTTCGCATCTTCATTTCGAGATATGGCCGTCGAATTTCCCGATGATATTCTATTGAAAGGTTGTACAATAGCTGCAGGAACGTTCGTATCGACTGCCGATTGTTTTTGACCTTGACCTGTAAGGCGGTCCTTGATGGCTTGGAAACCCCCACCGGTTTTTGGACTAGATGCTGGTAAGATGGGTAATGGCATTTATTCTTCCCTTAAAATTGTTTCAGTGCCTTCTTTTTCTTCTCAAGGTAATCTAGGACTATACTGATATAGATTTGCCTTTCGAACGGGATCATATCGTTAATTTCTGATAAAGTCAAGTTATGATCTTTGGCGAGCAAAAAATCTGTCTTATAGATGTCCGCAAGCTCACCGGTTGCGAACATCAGTCGAAAAAATCTTTTAATCCATTGAGTTCGATGAAAGAGGTGCTGCCGCATTTAGGGCAGGTCAAATTCATTATCAATGTCACTTTTGGTTGATTTTGAAAGAATTCGGTGATCTGCTCGATCTTATCCGCCGGGAATGATTCTATAAATTCTCTAAGTTCATCCAGAGTAAACTCGGAGGGCGTGATAACTTTATCGCCTTCGAACACCGAATCAACGCAAGCGAAAACGTATTCATCGGTGATATCGAGTATACCTTTTCCTTCTAAACCGACACTGCGGAATCTCTTAAAAGACGGCGCCTTTAATCTGATGCCGATATCGTCGGTCAGTTGTATGATGCACTTCTTATGAAAATCTTCCGGGAATTTAACGAATGCCTCGTCTAAGTTAATCGCGACAGGAAATTTACCGTCGCATCGAACTTTCTCCACCGAGTGCGCCACGCCGTTTTCATCGTGATCGGTCAGTCTATCAACCAAAGCGTTGCAACGGAACTCGGCATTCACTGTTTCGCCGACGCTTTTCGCTCTGATTCGGAGAAAGATATAATCGACGGCATACATCGGTAAATCATCCACATCCACTTTATTCAGAAGGCAATCATCGATGATACCTCTAATGGTATTGATAAACCCGGAATCATCACCGAGTTCTTGAGCCTGCAATAAAGCCTTGTACTCTTTTACGAGCATCGGACGAAACTTGACAACTTCTCCGGTTCCGGGAATCGTCAAATCATATACAACCGTGGGAATTTTTGGTAGTCCCATAATTTCACCTCATTAAGTTTTCTATTATAAATAGCGGGTATAGGAATGACTACGAATCATTCTTATACCCTAATCACAATCACCTATTCCGGAGGCGATCATGCCTAAATCTATTTATGTTCAGTTCCTTTCTGAACAGTCTAATTCGAACCCTCATTTCTTAAATCGTCTAATCAAAGTCTTAAATCACTTCATCTCTATCGAACCCGAAGATAAACCTAAGCGGTTATGAGTGTCATCATATTGTTCCAAGATCATGGAAACCTGAATGGGAAAAAGAACCTAATAACCTTCTTAAAGTTACTGCTAAAGCCCATTATGTCATTCATCATCTTATGTGGAAAGCGTTTCCTGATTCCATCTCCATGCAAAGAGCGTTCTTGTTTTTCTGCAATGATAAACGAAAACAAAGAATAAATGCTAAAGTTTATGAAAGACTTAGAAGCAATCTCACTCATTCTGAAAAAACTAAACAAAAAATGAGAATTTCTATGAAACGGAATTCCTAAACCACCTCGTTCTGAAGAATACAAACAAAAAATGTCTGTTGCGAAAAAAGGACATTTTGTATCAGAAGAAACTAAACAAAAATTAAGCGAATCGCTTAAACGGAATCATTCCTTGGAATAAACGGAAAACCAGGAAAACCTCGTTCTGAATCTACTAAACAGAAAATATCTGCCGCGAAAAAACGGAAAACCTCTTTCTGAAGAACACAAAAACCATATCAGAGAATCTAAAAGAAAATCTACATCTTCTTGCGTTTGATAACCTTCTTAAAAAGCGCCTTATCCTTCTGGGCGGCTTTAATCGCATCGGTAGTCGTAACCGATTCACCTTCTTCCATCCATTGACCGAAATTCAAAATTCCCTCCGATACTACACCCATCTTCTTTCTAAGAGTATCCCACTCTCCCCAGATAGCGGCGGGAACCAACTTCTTGAAGGTGTCCTTATCGCCGCTCTTAATAGAGTTTCTAACTGCTGTTGCGCTGGTCACTCTTTCTGTTTCTTGGAATGATACCTGGTATCTCTGATCCTCGGGCATCTTCTCATTGGCTTTATCGATCGCGCTCTGGTAGCCTGCGATACGATCCGCCCCGGCATAGATCTTGGTAACTTCTTTACCCTGCTTTCTGAAATAACCCAGTATCCCCGGAAGGAACCCGTTCGGACTGATGGAGATCTCTAACCCAGGGAAAATCATCTCCATCAGTTTCTTTTGATAGGCTTCATCCAAGGGATTGCGAGCAACATCTGCACCGCTCTTTGCGCCTTTAACGATTACGACGATAGGATTCTTCATACCATCGATAATCTTCTTATGCCCTAGATGAGGGGGCTGCAATCTCCCTAAGAATAACTCTACCTGTTTCATATATTATACTCCTCCTGCGGCGCCGGGTGGGATCGGGCCGACTGTCGCTCCCTTTTTAATCACATTAGGATTGTTCTCAACATGCTTGGTGAAAGTCATCTGCAATTTCGCATTCTTAATTTTCTTCGGACGAGTGATATTGCTTCCCTGCTTTATAGATGCGAGATAGCAGAAAGTGTTAGCCGGTGGCTGCGTTCCGCGTCTGACCACGAATGTCACATTCGTTGCAGTGGATGGCTCGCTCGGTTTGAGTATGATAGACCCAGTCGGTTCATCGGTATCCACCGAAGGTGCCCCATAAAAAACCACATCGGCGCAATCCGGATTACCGTCTCCGGTTCTACCGGAGTATCCTTTACCGTAAAGAGGTACGCCATAATCGGCTCCGTTGGGGATGATATAGGCGACGTTGGAAAGAAGGTTTTTATCGGAATCGGTGAAGTGGGTTAGGTATTTAACGATTTCTCCGGATATTCTATCATTCATCGGTACATCTACTGCGGTTTCGATCACTCGTATATAGAAACTCGAAGGGAATGCCGCGATACCACCGGAAAATCCTTCGATGTAGTATTGGCACGTGGATTTCTTATTCTTCGCTTTGTTCCCTTTTATGGTGATATCGTAGATTAAATTCGCCGGAGCGATTTCGTTGATATAGAGTTTAGGCTGAACTCCGTTTCTAGTAAAATGCTCTATATCGGCATTCAGTGAATCGATGAAGGTGTCGTTCGTTTTTCTGAACGTGATGTTGAATGATTTGACACCGATTTTATTCATCGGCATCCAGCAAGAACGACCGGCGGCTTTAACTTCTATCAGACGCATTCTGCCCGAAGATGCCATCGAGGCTCGAGGCACTCTAAGTTGAGTATGCTTGGGAAGAAATCCGTTTGCCACGAAGTTATTGCCCGACTTAGCCATTGTCACGGCGGGAGTTTTACCCACATAGAATTTTGTCTGCTGTAATCTTCGATTGCCGGTGATGTACTTTTGAATTTTATCTGGGGTTTCTAATAATGTGTATCCAAATCCAAACATATTTTTATCCTTTTACTTTGCGTGAGCCGATTTGAAATCAGGTGTGGTGATTTTATAAGGCGCCGTTCCCGATGCTCTATCGGGTAGATGCAATACCACACCTTCTATCTCCGGACCGAGTTTGAATTTTCCCTCGATACCGGGGTGCGCCAGCAGGTAATCGGCTAAATCATCTTTGATTTTTTGAAGAGCATTGAGCAGATTTTGCTTGTCCGCCTTGTCTACCGCCTTACGACTCTTTAGTATAGCCAACGATTCATCGCTATAAACGCTCGCCGCATCGGCATAAATCTTGATATCGATCTCATTGAATTTGAGATTGGGGTTGATAATCTTTATCTTGGTCGAACTCTTTTTATAGAGTTCTTTTAGAATGCTTGTCTTATCCGGCGAATCGTGACCCGTAGAAGCATCCAACACGGTATAAGGCATGATTGTCATCAACGAACCCAACTTATTCTTATCGTAGTTCACCGTGACGAACTTGATTCCCTTTTCGGTTTCTTCCGCCATCGGATTATAGAAGATTTCGCATACTACCTTGGTGTTGTTCGGAAGAGCACTCATAAAATCCGCGGTCTTAAAAATCTCGAGCATATCATCATAGTGAGTTGCTCTGGTTATCATCTCGACATCATCGGTTTTGGATCTGGCATGAGCACTAAAGGCACCACTATCGAATATCGGACCGGTTCTGCTCCCCTCGAAGAAAGGTCTTCCGTTAGAGTCCTTACCGAATCGCGCACCTAATCCATCGATCTTGGCGACACATTTTATATCTTTCAAAATGCCTTTAGTTTCATTTTTTACATCGCGAAGCCACTCAACAAATTTAATTGGATCCATTTGTTGTAAATGTTGGATACCAACTCTTCTGGTTGATGAGACTTGCTCATCTATGAACTGTCTAAACGATTTCATTGTGCTTAGCCTCTATATGCCTTTTAATGTTATGAGACCCTATTTCCTTTTGACAAAACTGACAAATTTCTTTTCTCTTTGGTTTTCTAAGTTTTTCTCTAACTTCAGGTCTTTTGGCAGGATTACCATCTCCGCTAATTCTTAATGATGCTCGTTCTCTTTGTTCTGGTAATTTCATAACATTGTTGGCAGAAAGTTTTTCTCTAACTTCAGGTCTTTTGGCAGGATTTTTTTCACCCACTAACCTACCTTTATTGGCTTCACTTATTTTAAGT